GCGCGACCGCCGGCGTCGACGCCGTCAGCAGTGATGATGTACCGCGGCTCGCCGAGCAGCTTCTGCGCCCACGCACGCACCGGACCCACATCGAGGCCGCGCGCCGCGGCGACGCGCAGCGCACCGGGGTCGGCCGGCACCGGAACAATCGAAAACTCGATGAGATCCTGCTCTTTGAACGCGATTTCCCACCCGCCATCTTCGAGCTCGACGAACTCGTAGTCGATCGGCACCCAGCCGCATGAGACGGCGTTGAGAAAGCCGCCGGCGAGCAGCTCGAAAACGCTGTCGTTGAAGCGCAGCATGCCCTCCGGCGTGAACTCGGCCTCGGCGAGCAGCATGTCACCGTCCGTCCACAGCCGGGTGCAGCGCGCCACGGGCAGGCTCGTCTGATCGTGCGCCCACAGCACGACGGGGTTCCGCATGTAGTTCTCAGTCCGCCAGCCGCCGGGGTTCGTGCGGTAGCCGTTGCGATCGGTGTCCTCGCCCGAGCGCAGGACGAAGATCATGCGTCGCGAGCCGTCGACCGGCGGCTCGATTGCCGCCGTCATCGCCGCGCGCACGGCGAAGCTGCCGGCAGCCGGGATGCTCTCGGCCTGCGCGCGTGCCGCGTGGCAGCGCCGCGCCAGCTCGTCAATGCTGAGGATAGGTCGCTCACTCATTGTTCCCTCCTGCGCCGGCAGGGGTACCGATCGGCACCCAGTTGGCCGGCCGGCAACGCTCGCTGCCTCCAGCCCCGCCGACCAGCGGTAGGTTTTCTTTGGCGAGGATGTCGTCGACGCTGTAGGCGCCGATCTCGCGCATGACTCGGTAGAACGCGCCACGCGCCGCCATGTCGCCGCGTAGCAACACCTCGACGGTGAACTCCGGGTAGTAGCCGGCCTCGATCTCGGACTCGTCGAACAGATCCAGCAGCATCCGTTGTTCCCAGTTGATCAAGTCAGGTTGCATGCAATACAAGAGAAAGGCTTGGTTTGTCTGCTCTATTCCTGAGCCCCACGATGTATCTTTAGAGTGCTCAAAGAGTAACCACGGCGGGATGCCCCAGTATCGGCCGATGTCGATGACCTGGTGCTGGCGGCTCTCGAGGCTCTGCGCCTGCTCTGGCGTCACGCCGAGCGTCTTCCAGTCGAGATCTTCCTCGAGCACGGCGACGCGGTGCGCCTCGCTGTTCGGCCCGTAGGCGGCCTGCCACGCCTCTTTGAGCCGCGCCTTGGCCGCGTCCGACAGTGCCGGCCCCTTGTGGACGAGCGCACCACGCTGCGCACCGCCCGAGCTGTAGACGCGCGCGGCGTACTCCTCGCCGGCCTGCGCGATGCCGATCGCCTCAGCCGCGTGCTCGATCGGCGAAAGGCCGATGAAGCCCTCGAGGCTCGGCCCGGTGAGATGCAGGCATTCCATCCACCCGAGTCTCACCGGCCGCTCGCCGGTGCGCATCGCCACGTCATACCGCGGCATGCCCTGGTCGTCAGTGACGACGCGCACGCGATCCGGGTGCAGCGGCACAAGACTACGCACGGTGCCGCCTCGATCGCGGATGATCGCCACGTACGCATTGCCCCTCGTGATCCGGTGCCCCTCGACCATCGCCCGAAACTGGTACGGCGTTTGCCACGGGTTCGGCCGCCAGTGCAGCAGCCGCGTGTTCGGGTGCTCGCTCGCGAGCCGCCGGCTGCCGTTCGGCAGCTCTTGGTAGACGCGGCACGGAAACATGCCGAGCAGGCTGCTCTTGAGAACGACGGCGCGCCACACGGCGCTGTTACGTAGCGCGTTGTCGAACGTCACCGTCCGGCCCGAGGCGGTGCTCGCGCCGGCAACGAACGGCCCAACGCTGCCGACGGATGTCCACCCACGATCGCCGCGCAGCAAGTCGGCGTCCACCGCGGCTCGAAAAACCTGCGCGAATCGGCCCATCAGCGAGCCCTCCGATTGCCAGCCTCACCACGGACGCCGGCGAGAAAGACCACGACGCCGACGACGATGAGCGCCGCCGCCGGCATGAGCCACCAGAGACCGACGAACACCATGCCGAGGCCGCCCACCGTCAACAGATCGAACCAGTCAAACGGCCGCATCACAGTACCGTCAGCCCTTCGGACTCGTACAGCGCCACCACGGCCGCGCCGGTGTCGAGCACGAGCGCTCGGCCACGCGCCATCGTCGCCGCGACAATCGGGTCGATGCGCTTGCGACTCGCGGCCTTGTGGAACTTCCGGTTGCCGTGCGCGTCCTCCTTCGTCACGGCGTTGAGCGCACACCACCGCACGAGCGGGTTGCCGTCGTGGCGCATGGCGCCGGCCCGGACCTCGTCCAGAAAGTGCATCACCGGCGCGCCGAACGACGGCAAGTCCTGCGTGAACTTGACGACGGTGATGCCGACTTCTTGAAGCCTGTTCGCAAGCTGCACGGCGTGCCACGGGTCCACAGCCCACTGCACAACCTGGTAGCGCTCGCTGAGCTCGAGCACGAGCGCGGCGATCGCACGGTCGTCGATCTGATTGCCGGGTGTCGTCAGTAGGTGGCCTTGCGCCGCCCAATCGGCGTACGGCACGAGGTCGCGCCGGCTGTTCTCAGCCAGCAGCTCAATCGGCAGGAAATTCCACCATCGATAGACGATCCCGCCGTCCTTGCGCACGAAGCACAGCGCCACCGACGTGAGATCCTGCGTGCTCGACAAGTCGATCCCGCCGTAGCACGTGGCGCCGTCGTACTCGCTCCAGTCGATGGCCTCGGCACACGCGTCCCAGTCCTCGGGTGCGATCGCGCGTGCCGCAGCGGCAGCTCGGCGGTTGCAATGGTAGCGAAGGTAACTCGGCATGAACGCGCCGTCGTTCTGTGCTTTCTGCGCCTGCTCAGCGAGGTACTCGCGCTTGACGCTGACGCCGATGTTCGGGTTGGCCTTTTCCCACACGTCGGCATCAAACGGGTCATCATCCTCGTCGAGCGCAAAGATGAACACGGCGAGCGCATCATCGTCGAACCCCGAGGCGTAGCCTTCGAGCACGTTCACCGCGTAGTCGTGCAGCTGCGCATACGGCGTCTCGGGTGTGTCATCGCCGGCCGTTGTCACAACAATGAGCAGCGGCTGCCGGCGTGCACCCATCCCGGTTTCGAGCTTCTCGTACGCGGTGAGCGTCCGGTGCTCGTGCATCTCGTCGAGGATCGCGCCATGCACGTTGAGCGCGTCAAAGGTGCTGGACTCGGACGAGAGCGCGGTGAAGGTGCTCTTCCGCGCCTCACACACGAGGTGCACCGGCCCCCCCTCGATGGTGCGCGTGCACTCGATCCGGTCGCGCAGTAGATCTGATTGCCGGCTCATTTCCCACGCGTCACGCATGACGTACCGGCTCACCTGCGAGAGCTTCGTTGCCGTTGAAAAGATCTCGGCCCCTGGCTCGCCGTCGGGGTCCATGAGGTAGAGGCCGAGGCCGGCCGCGAGCAGTGTTTTCCCGTTCTTCCGGCCGACTTCGAGCCACACGCGCCGGAACCGCCTCATGCCGTCGGCACGCCGCCATCCGAAGATCACCCACAGCACAAACTGCTGCCACGGCTGCAGCTTGAGCGCCTGACCGGCCCACTCGCCCTTCCAGTGCCGTAAGTTGCGTTCGAAGAACCGGATCACGCGGCCGGCCTTCTCTTCGTCGAATACGAACCCCTTCGGGTGACCACCCTTGCGACGCGTCAGCGCGAGGTCGTGCATGTGCCGCTGCACGGCGAGCGTGATGAGCCGGCCGGCGACCTGTTTGCCGGCAAGCACACGCTTCGCCCAGAACATCGCCGGGTGCACGACCGCCGATGATTTCGCCTTCGCCACTACCCTGAACCCTCAAGGAATTCCTGGTACGGATCGTCCGCCTGCTTGGTAACGTCGGCCTTGAGACGCGCACGGCTCGTGGGATCAAGACCAAGGCAGGTAGCCGCACGGCCGAACTGTTCCCACGCCCGCGCCTCTTCAATCGCCCACGGCCAGCGCTTCGCCACGCGTTCGCCGGTGACCGGGTCGATCCTGGTTTCCCAGTAGCCATGTTCGCGGATCGCCGCTTGGCACTCCTCGGCCTTCGCCAACGCCACCGCGGCGTCAGCGATCCGGCCGAAGTCGCACGCAGCAAGAATGTGCATGGCCTCGAGCTCGCGGCACAACACGACGAAGTGCTTCTTGGCGCGATCGGTGAGCCACGCCGGACACCGCGGCTTACCCGGCCGCGGCTTCGGCTCAGCTAGATTGAGCGGCCGCCGACCTGGGTTGCCGCGCAATTGGACGAGCGCAAGCGGCGTTTTCTTCCGCCCCTTCATGGCCACATCCCCTCGGTGTTGAGCTTGATCGATGCGAGGATCTCGCTCGCCGCGTTGCGCACCTTGAGGTACGGGTTTTCGAGCGGCGCACCTGTCCGCGGGTGCGCCGTAATGATGCCATTCCGCGCAAGGTTGTCAGCCGCCTCGTGGTACTGCGCAAAGGCGTCGGCATACCTCACCAGTACCTCGACCGGCCGATCCGGGTTGAGCGCCCGCAGTCGCAAGAGCGCATCGGCCGCCGTCACTTCGCCCACGTCCGCACCCCCGCAAACGGTTGCAACTCAGAGGCCGAAAACGGTTGCAACTCAGAGGCCGAAAACGCGTTGTGAATCCTCGCCGAGGCCCACGTCTCTGGTGTCGAGCAGTCATCGGCGAGGATCGGTAACTCGCTCTCGATGCGCCGCACGAGATCGAACCCACCACACCCCTCACTGATATCGAGCTGCTCGAAGCGCGGGTTGTGGTTGAGGTTCATCGATCCACGCAGCAGTAGCCGCAGTCCGCCACCTTCCACCGTCGCAATCTTCGCGTGGTTCACGGTGTAGCGCACCGAGACCTCGCCGTAGCGATCCCGCCACTGTCGAATGCTGGCGCCGTTTTTCTTCCTCGCGAAGCCATCGATCACGAGCAGCCCATCCGTGATGCGCTGATCCATCCGCAGCCGATCGAAGCACTGCACCTCGTATTCGGCGATGCACCACGTCCACACCGAGACACGCGCCGGCCCGACCTCGTCGAGCACGTGTAGCAGCGCGTCGATCATTGAGAACTGTCCGCGCGTGATCGCAAACAACGCCATCCCCGCCGACACCGGCCCGATGCACTCGGCAGCGTTGCGGAACGATTCCACAGCGCGCCGAGCTCTCGCGGCTGGCGCTGAGCATATGCTCACGGGCACCTCAAAACTGCGCACGTGCGCGGAAATGCTCGCTGCCGCTTGGAACGCGCTTCCCGCTGAAGTTTCGATGGCGTTATCCCCTCTCGCTCGCTCGCTGTCTTCCGGTTGTGGCAATGGTGACACAACGGCTGGAGGTTCTCCGGATCGTACAGCGCGCCGCCTGCCGTCGCCGGCGTGATGTGGTCGACGACCTCGGCGAGCGTCCGCAGCCCGTGCTCGGCACAGATTCGACAGAACGGCTCGCGCGAGAGGATCGCCCGCCGCACCCGTTGCCAACGCGCGGTGCCGTGGAAGTCACCGGCCATCCGCTCAGGGAAGCGCCGGTTGTAGCCGCGCATCTCGGCAGCCTTGGCCAGCGGCGCGCACGTCGGACAGTAGCCGTGCTTCTCGCGTGTGAGCCCGACACGACAGCGCCGGCACACACTCGGGCTACGGCTCGGCACCGGCCGCCTCTCGATGTGCGGATTTTTTTGACACGTGTCCCATACGTCCGAGGGCAAGGTAAGGCACCGCCCCCGGTGCTGTCAAGCCTCAGACCCGAAACTTGCGCTGGAGGTGCATCCGCCTGGCTGGGAGGGGATGATCCGGTCGAAGTACCTCCGGAGCTGGAGCCACGCGGCGATGCTGTCCTTGCCACGCGAGAAGCTCGGGAAGCATATCCCACCGGTCTCCTCCGCCATTTGGCGGCAGAGCGTGTCGGAGTCGGGCCACTCAGCCATGGATGTGCTCCGCTCCGACCACCAGCCGCACCGACTCCTCGCGGCTGATCTCGGCCGAGAACTCCCGTGCCCACCACCGCTCCACCGCGCCCCCTCGGCATCTCACTCATGCTGGCCCTCGCCTTCCTGTATAGCGCCAACCACAACCTCGATCGCCTCATCGACACTCGAAACAAGCGCCGCGCGTGCGCCGGCGGCGTCCCACTGCGAGAGCCGGTGCGCCTGCAGTGCCGTCGGCCGCATGCCTGGTTGCTTGACCTCGAGCTCGAAGTGCCGGCCGTGGTAGCACCCGTAGATATCCGGATCGCCGGCGACGGCGTACACGTCCCCGTGTCGCTTCCTGGCGACGCACCCAGCCAGCTTGTTAAGCCGGCCGAGGATCGCTCGCACGATGGCCGATTCACGCGGCGCCATCATCCCACCGGCATCCACTCGACGGCGCGACCAGAGCTCGGCGCACAGAGATAGCAGGCATGACGTGCACGCGTGATGCCGACGTAAAACGTCCGCAGGACGTTGTCACGAGCTGCGCTGTGGTACTCCTCGGCGCCGGCCTGACTGAGGTCCGGCCACATGTACACCACGTCAGCCTCGCCGCCCTTGACGCTGTGGATGGTACCGACTGTGATGCCTCGGCCTGGTACGCCCTGCACGTCGTCGCGGTGGTGACGCAGCACCTCGATGCCGTGACGCTCGGCGATCGCGAGCGCGAACTGGTGGACCTTCTTCTTCGCGTCGAGCAACGAGACTCGGAACCACTCGAGATCGGCACGCCTTGCGGCAGCCACCGGCTCGTGCCCGAGTAGGCTGTAGATCTCGTAGTCGGGCACCATCTCTGGCTTGTCACGCAGCTCAGCCACACGCGCCTTGGTACCCCGCGGGAACACGTCCGCTCGCATCACGTCCACCCACGCGTGCAGCTCCGGCCACGTCCACGGCGGCGCGTCGCTTCGCGCTGCCTGTGTATAGGCGAGCACACGGCTGCTCGCACCCCATCGCCCCTCATCATGCGCGCATCCGTCCCCACCCAGCGGATTCCACTTGCCGTTGCGGAGGCGGTACGGGTTGTGGAACGGCATGCCGTGCTCACGCAGGCATGCAACAAGCTTGTCAAGCATGTAGCCGCACGAGGCGAGAAGCATGACACTGCGTCCGGCCTGCATGTGATCCTCGAGCTCCGGCAGCACGCTCTCAGGGTATGTCAGCACGTGATCTCGCATCACCACCTCGCCAGCCTCATCTCGCGGCTCGTAGTCCTTGGCCTGCCGCACCTTGATCCGTGACACCCACCGCTGTGCATACCTGTGCACCGCTCGCGGCAGTCGGTACGAGCGCGTGAGCACCCGCTTGTGCTCGTCGTCGCTGAACGCAAGGAAGTCCTCGATGCTCGCACCACGCCAGCGGTACAGCGCTTGATCGTCGTCGCCGGCGATACGCGTGTGATCCGTGTGTGCGGCCCACTGACGGATCAACGCGAGCTCAAGAGCGCTGCCGTCCTGTGCCTCGTCGTAATAGATCGCTGCCGGATCACCGATCGCACGCTCATACTGCGCGAGTGTCCGCTCGATCATGTCCGTGAAGTCGATCGTCCCCGTGTACGCCTTCCACGCCTCCCACTCGTCGGCGAGCTGCGCCACGTGGGCGGGCCACAGCTCGCGCGGGACCATGCGAGCGCGGAGCACATCCATTTGCTCGCGCAGCCGGTCGTGGCCAGTCTTCGCCTCCTGGCGGTCGACCGCGAGGTCGTCCACGTCCACCCCGCTGGGCGTGAGCACCCGGGAGTAGTGCTTGTTGAAGTCGTCGAGCGTCCCGTCGACGAGCTTGGGGCGGCCGAGTAGGCGGTAGCAGAGCGCGTGGAGCGTCCCCACGTGCTCGGGGTTGACCGGGATACCGCGGCCGATGATCTCCGTCGCGGCCGTCCGGGTGAGCGACGCGACCACCACCCGGTCACGGCCGAACCGCGTTACGGCCCCCTCGATCAGCTCGGCCAGTTTCGTGGTCTTCCCCGTACCAGGGGGGCCAAACAGCGTCACCACGTCAGACATACACCCTCCGCGGGCTGGTTTGCAGCGGAACTACTATCGAAACCACATAAGGCGAAGTTGTTGACTGCGTGCGCGTACATTCGTTCATCCATACATTGAGGGGTTTTTAGGGTCCAAAATTTTTTCGGGGACTCATTTTTCCCATACAGGGGGATGCTTGGAATCACAGCTCCTCCGGGGTCGACCAGACGACGATCATCGTGCGTTGCCCGGCCCGGAGCAGGTTGCCGAACGTCCTGCGGGTGCAGCCGACGGCGAGCAGCATGCGCGGGAGGTTGTTGGTACCAACGCGCATCCCGAGCCGGATGCGGCACCACTCAGCGAAGCGCGGGAGGTTGAACCAGCGCTTCCCGTCGAGCAGCAGGATCAGGTCGCCGTCGTAGGCGGTCAGCGGATCCTTGGTCGAGCCCTTCGTCTCGAGGTAGCGCGTGAGCGCCATGCGGATCTCCTCGTACGGGCTCTGCTCGATGGGCGCGTCCTCCACTACCATCACCGCGAGCATCGCGTCGACGATCGCCGGCCAGTCCTTTGCCTTGACCTTGATCTGGTGGTTGAGCTTGTCGACGATGAGGGCGCGCATTCGCTGGAGTGAGATCAGCGTCTCAGAGTCGCCGATCGCGACGTTCCCGACGTTCGTCTCCAGGATGTAGGAGGACTCGCACAGGAAATTTGACGGATCAACCGGGCGCCGCTTGACGAAGCGCTGCACCGTGAAGCCCAGGAGCTTCGACAGCCCGGCCAGCTTCTCATCCACCTCTGTCGCCTCGGTGACTCGCTCGACCGCCCGGGCCGACTGCGCGGCGTCCTGTGTGCCCTGCTGCGCCTTGGCGATCGTGCGGACGTACCAACCGAGCCCCTTCTTGTTCTCGCGTGGCCGCTTCTCCCGGAACGCCACCAGGAGGTCGCACAGCTCCTGGTTTGACCAGCCCGTGGCCGCGGCGATCGACGCGAGCGCCAGCGCGTAGCCGCTCGTGCTCTGGTCCTTGAGGTCGCGCCGCGTCTCATCCCACGAGTCCCTGAATTTCTTGTCGTTGGCGATCAGCGCCGCAAACCGGGCGGCTGGCGGCTGTGCTCCTGGCCGTAGCACGAAGTCCCGTGGCGCCCCCGGCACGCTCGTCGTCGTCCAGTCCATCCACTCGTCAAAATCTCCAGGGTTGTACCGCGGCCCGTCCGTCCACACCGGCTGCACCGGCAACGGGTGCCCGTTCTTGCGGTTCCACGTGCCCGCCGGGCGCAGCACCCGGGCGAGGTCGTGCGTGTAGTCCACCGCGTAGCCCAGGGCCTGCGCCCGGCTGCGCAGGTAGCCTTGCCAGCCCCGCAGCAGCGCCGCCGCGTAGTCGAGCTCGTCCGCATCGAAGACCCACGGCTCACGGAACAGCCAGTAGGCATGCAGCCCCCCGCCACTGTCCACCACCGCCGTCGGCCGGTGCGGCAAACCCTCAAGGAACACTTGAGCTTTTGCCTTGCTCGGGAAGTACGCCTTCGCGCTACCGGCGTGCGTGCCTGCGTCGCAGTCCACCTCGACCCACAGGCCCGGCAGGCTCGCCACGTCCTGGGACGTGCCGCGCTGGCCGTCCGCCAGGCGCTCCCGGCGCAGCCCGAGCCCGTAGTAGACGTCGTGGTCGTCGGCGAGCGACTCGGCGCGCTGCGCCGCCAGCTCGAGGTTGGCCACGTGGAGCCACTCGGTGCGGAACGGGTCGCCGGGATCCTGGCGCGTCGAGGCGTCCCGCTTGAACGACAGCGTGAGCCACCCCGTCTCCGCGCCGGTATACAGGAGTTGGAACCAGTCGAGAGGAGTCATGCGCACCCCATGCGGGGCGGGGCCGGAGCCCCGCCCCCGGGTCATCTAGTGGGCCTCAGCGTCGACCGCGTCGACGCGCGCCTGGCGGAAGACCGGCAGCAGCGCCTCGCGGTACTGCGCGATGCGCGACGCCTCCTCGGGGCTGAGCCGTTCCTTGAGCGTCGGGACGATGCGCGAGAACACAATGCCCGTGTCGTTCTTGGTCTTCTCGAGCGTGAAGCTCGTTACCACGACGTGGTACGGCGTCGCGCCGCTCGCGAGCCGGAGCATGTACTGGCGGATGGCCTTGAGGCTCGACGGCGGGACCACCAGGACCATCGGCAGCAGCGACTCAGGGCGCAGCAGGAAGAGCAGTCGCATGAGCCGGCACGCCTGCCCCTTGCCCTCCCCGCCGCGGGCCGTGCCGAACGTCGCCATCGGGCACGACGCGCACACCCCGCCGGGCTCGCCGAAGCCCACCTCGCCGTCCGGGCTCGCGCACTCGGGCGGCGCGTTGCCCCCCGTGAACTCGCTCGCCCAGAATGCGCGCACCTCGCGCTGCTCGACGATGACGCCGGCGAGCTCCTTCTCCTGCTCGACGCCCTCCAGCGTCGGGATCTCCCACGCCATCCCGCCCCCGGCGGGCACCCGCACGCGGTCCAGGTCGGCGGCTGTGATCGTGCCGACGTTGTCCTTGATGATCGTGGCGACGCCCCGCGTGTCCGTGACCTGAGCCAGGTACCGGGGGCCGTCCTCGATGACCGTGAGCGCCTTCGACTTCGGGTTGCTTGCCATCTCTCGTCCTCGCTTTCTGCTACGCGGCCTTCCGCACGCGCAGCGCGTACTTCTCGGTGACCTTGATGAACGGGCGCAGCGCATCGGGGAGCAGCGACTTGAGGTCGTCCTGCGGCCCCATCTCGCGCTCCCGCTCCCGCACCCACGAGCTGAGCTGCTGCACGTTGAACGTCGGCTTGACGAAGTCGACCATGCCGAACGCGCGCAGTGCCTCGCACGTCCCGGCCGTGTCGCCGTTCTCGGCGCCAGCCCAGACCTTACGATCGAGGTAGACCGTGTGGCCGTCCATGCTCACCCGGTCCACGCCCCTGTCCATGAACGACGCCATGAGCTTGCCTTCCAGCTCGGCGATCTGTGCCGTCAGCTCCTCGGCGGCTTCTTCGTGGTGCCGCTTCCGCATCGTCAGAGCGATGTACTTCTTCACGTCCGCATCACGCATCCTTTGCCTCCTTCTCCACGTCGGCAATCGCCATCTGCACCTCCCACTTGAGCCGGTCCCAGAACGTGTACCCCTGCCCGTGGCTGGTAGCGATCGCGTCAAGGTTCTCTGCAATGTCGAGCAGTTCCTCAGTTTTGCGGATGAGGTTGTTGATGGCTGCGCTCATGCCCCACCCCCCTTGAGCCGCTGCAGCACCGCCTCCACCGCATCGCGCTTCGTCTCCAGGGCCTCGTACACCACCTCGTCGACCGTCCCATTGGCGAGCAGGTGGATGTACACCACCGGCCGCTCTTGCCCCGGGCGGTGCACCCGGGCGAGGCTCTGGTCAAACTCGCCGAGACTCCAGGACGTGGAGTAGTACAGCGCGTACCGCGCACGGGTGAGGTCGATCCCGACCCCGCCGCTCTGAATCTGGACGGCCAGCACGTCGGCGCCGCCGGCCTGCCAGCGTGCAAGCTCGTTGCGCCGCCCCGACAGCTCGACGCACGTCCGCCCGCCCTCCTTGGCCACGCTCGCCACCGTGTCGAGGTCGTGGTGGAACCGGCAGAACACAACCACCGGCTCGAGCTGTGGGAGGTCTTCCAGCACGTCGGCGAGCAGCGCGCGCTTCGTCGTGCCCACCAGCACCTCGGCGCCGTCGTCGAGCTTCACGTACCCCGAGCACACCTGCTGCAGCCGCAGCAGCTTGACCAGCGCGTTGCTGGCCGTGACGATCCCCTCGCGTACCTGGGCGATCAGCTCCGACGCGAGCGAGGCGTACACCTTCGCCTCCTCGTGACTGAGCGTGCAGGTCCGCGTGATGTGCTGGAACGGCGGGAGGTCCAGCACCTCGCCGGCCTTCACCCGGTACGCGATGCTGCCGAAGCGCTCGGCGAGCTCGTCCTGGTTCTGGTAGGCCACCACCTGATGGTTGAGGTAGCCACCCATCTGGGCGTACCGCATCTTGAAGCGCTGGTAGCTGGTGCCGAAGATCCCCGGGTCGAGGAACCGGTACTGCGCGTAGACGTCGAGCGGGCTGTGGGGCATCGGCGTCCCCGTGAGGCACCCCCGCCGCGCCGCCCGATCGCGCAACCGCGCGAGGTACATGCTGAGCTTCCCGCCGGGAGCCTTCATGCGGTGGCTCTCGTCGACCACCACAAGCTCCCACTGCTGGCGCATCGCCCACGAGCCGAACGGCTCGCGCCAGAGGCTCTCGTGGTTGATGACCAGGACGACGGGACCGGACCAGCGGGACAGCTCGCTCTCGGCGCGCTGTGCCTTCGCCCGCACCCCGTCCACCTCGTTCCCGAGCAGCACCACCCGCACGTCCGGCCGCCCCGCGTGGAGCTTCACCTGCTTCTCCCACGCCGGCACAACGCTGAGCGGGCAGACGACCAGCACGCGCCGCAGCCCGAGCGAGCAGATCAGGTCAACCACGACCTTTGACTTGCCCGTGCCCATGTCGAGCGCGAGCATCCACGCCTGCAAGTCGTGGGCGAAGTGGTAGGCGCGGAGCTGGTGCTGCCAGGGCCGCGTGGCCGTGCACGGGATCGCCGGCAGCTCGTCCGCCTCGCGGTGCGCCTGCGCCGCGAGCGCGAGGTTCCCAGCCGTGAGCAGCTCCTCCACCCCCGGGTCGAGATGGGCGCCGGCGAGCAGCTCCGCGAGCTGCCGGGCGATCGTCGGGCTCGCCGGGTACGTCCAGGCCCGCGCCTCAGGCGCCCAGCGTGCGCCGGGGATGGCCTTGAGCCGCTCTTTCATCGCGAACGGCGCCCGCGCGTGGATGCGGCCGTTGACAACCTGTAGCGTGGCTGTCATCGCCGCCTCAGTTGACCGTGTAACCCGGATCGCGGCCATCCGGCTCGTGTCTGTTGATCGAGCGATCCGGTAGCACGTCCGCCGGGTTCTCGGCGCGCAGATCCCACCCCCGTCGGCGCGCGAGACACTCGACATGCCAAATCGCATCGTTCCACACGATCCACGACGCATCGCCTGCGATCCTGCGCCGGCACGCCGGACACTCGGCCGCGAGATCGAGGCTCACGACGCGCGCCGGATGCACCCGCGCGAGCGTCCACGCCTTGACGCGCCGCCAAAATCGGCCGATACTACCCATGTACACAGCACACCTCCCTCTCCGCCTCGGTCGCCGCCGAGGCTAGTCTGTCTCGGGTGATGGTGCGGCCCGAGAGTCAACCCGCCGCCCCGGAGCGGCGGGTGCAAGGTGAAAGTCCAAGCCAGAGCTATGGCGCACCTCTTTCGAGGTGGCATCGGCCGTCCGGGCGGCCAGTTGCGCAGGCTGGTCCTGCGCGCCCGGTGCCGGCACCCCGGCACCACGACTCAATTCTGCCGCGAGCAGCGCCATGTCCTCACGTGTCAGCGCCGCGGCGCTGCCGCGCGCCGCGATGAGCTCACGGTAGAGCGCCACCCACGCCGCCGCCTGTGGCGACTGACGCGGGATCGGCCTCGGGTCCTGCTCTCGCATGTGGCTACTCGTTGACGGCCGCCGGCAGCTCGGCGCCGTACAGATCTTCGAAGGTGATCGCGGCGTCGTACTTGCGCAGCGCCGCGAGGATGGCGACGAGGCTGCGAGAGCTTGGCGCGTGGTGGCCGCGCACCCACTCGCTGACCTGGTCGTCGCCGACGCCGAGCTCGCGTGCCAGCGCTCGCTGTGATACCCCGAGGCGCTGTAGGATCGGTCCTAGGTTCACGCTGCCGTCCTCCTGCACCCCAACGTAGAGCACCGCGTCCAGTTTGTCAAGTTTCCCAAACCGCACCCCGTCGCCGAGGGTGTGGCGATCATCGCCGAGGGGCGGGACGCATGAGGCCGCCGAGCGCGGTACTGCGAGAGGCGCTGCACTGCTACGCGGCCGGCCACGTGGCGGATGCGCTGCGCGTGCTCGACGCAATCCCGGCCGGCGACCCGCTGCCGGATCACCCGGCGTGGGACGTGGCCACAGTCGAGCGGCGCGCCGATGCGCCGGCGGCGCCTGCTACCGTCTCGGCCGCGGTGCGGGACTGGATCGAGCTGGCGCGCGATCGGCTGCGCCACGAGCTGGGCGAGGATGTGCCGGCGGCCGTGCCGGTGCCGCTCGCACTCACGACGGCGCTGGATCTGCTCGGGGGGTAGACGCGCGCCTGTGGCGCTGCCGGCGGCCCCGCGGCACCCGCGCCAGGCGCCGGCCGACCTCGACACGCCGGCGGTGACACCCGGCCGGGATCGCCGGCGAGATGTCGCGCCAGGTTGGCCCAGGAGCGCCGTTTGGCCGTCGGGTAGGGGTAGGGCGGCGGGGAGAACCCGAACGCGGCTCACGAGCCGCCTGGGGCCGCGGGGGGCGGCCGGCGGGC